CCAGTCCCACGGGAGACGGCAAAAGCATATTCATCATACTTCTGGAGCTCATCACGCTTTCCGGAGACTGAAGCATAATAGACACCGTTCAGAGCACTTCTTTCCCCGGAGTCCGTTGTCTTCCCAGCCAGGTCTCCAGCTGTCTTTCCCAAAATTCTCATCATCGTCACATTTCCAGCTTTTGACGCTTCATCATACAGTTTTTCATAGTCCTGAGCCTTCAGGATTCCGCTGGAGATCAGTGTCATGACGTTGCTGTCTACATCATCGGCATTGACAGTAAAAGCATCATCCAGCTCTTCAGACAGCTCATTCCGGATATTTCTGGACTTGTCCAGCAATGCAAAACGATTTCCCTGGATCCTTTTCAGCTCGTCCTTTTTTGCCTGGAGTGTGAGCTCTTTTCCTTTGACGTTATGCTTTGCAAGCTCAACATATACCCTCTCCCGGCTCTTTGCCCGGACTGACTGTTCTTCCCTCTGAGCTTCTTCAAGATCCAATTTTGCTTTTTCCACCTCTCCCTTGACTCTCAGATATTCGTCATAATAAGACTGGACTTCAGTCCTCAGCTTCCTGACACTTTTTTTCCATGCATTACTCATTTATTCAAACTCCTCTCAAGATATCCAATGAAACCACATCCAGCATTGTACATGCCACAACTCCCAGCGCATTTATACGAATCAAACGGACAGCTCTTCCCGGCTGTATCGATGCCAGCTGGCTCCAGAGCGACCTTGCAACCATTCCCGGCGTAAAGCGCACAATGTGAATTGCATTTCGGTCTGTGTGTCCTTATCGGGCAATAGCGGACTTCCCTTTCCTTTTTGGGCTGTTCAGTCTTCTCAGGGACGCCACATGTGATGATATCCGGTTCAAACGACTTCATCTTGCAATCTCCAACCACTTCCCATCGGTAAAACCTCTGAGCCATTTTGTCATAAAGCGGATATTCCTTGCTCATTTTTCTTCCCCCTTATACTTGTGATCTTCAATCACATCAAATGAAAAAATCGGCCTCTTGAACCATTTTCCTGTATCCAGATGATCCTTGATCAGCTCCCTGTTTGCGTCAGCCGTCTGGCATAGGGCCGGGATGACCTGATTCTTCCATGTCTGTCTGTCAATCTCAGCCATACAATGAGGACACATGCCTGCACGCTCATTGTTGAAATCACGCTCATATACTTCCCATTTCATTCCGCAACTACCACAGCGGATTCTTAAATATGCCATATCTTATTTTTCTCCTTTACGCTTTATACTCCCTGTCATAGATGACCTGATCCAACGCATAAGCCAAACTGTCAATCGAATGATTGTCCTTGTCTGGGACTGAGCTGAGGATCATCCCAGTCCGTTTATCGACCTCATAGCTGTACTTCTGGAGCTCCCTGGCTGTGTTCGGCGTCCTGGATGGATCACAGATGATTTTCCGCCACTGAAGCCACTTCAGGCGATATTCAACACAGCCTGGAAACTTGTGACAGGGGAGAACATAAAGACCAGTGTCTCTGAGATCCTGTATAGATTTCGGCTCAGCACTATCACAGAAGATCAGCTGATCCATATCCATCTTCCCATCATAGAAAACACTTATATATCCATCTGGGGAGCGGATCCTGTTGAAACCCTTCTCCATGATCCTCTCAGCCAACTGGCTGTTTCTCATGTGAGTCCCATAGACTTCATCCATGATCCAGATTGTCTCTGTCTTTGGCTCATAGCTGACCCTGAGAAAACACGCTGGATCTGAAGCAAAACCCCAGTCAATTCCACAATATATTTTGCTGAGCTGGCTGTATTCCTCATCTGGGATCTCCCGGATCTCCAGATTTTCAAAGACCTCTGAGCCGTTGCCGACCGCAAGCCCCAGATATTCATTGTCATAAGCTCTGGGATTGAGCTCTTTGAGCCGTTGCGCTTCATCAAAGAAGGATTGCCCCAGCCAGTCCACCGGGATCTGAAGATAATTTGTCAGAAGAGTGATGGATCTCTCATCCGGTATTGATATATAGCTGTTGGCCCAATTCGCTTTTGATATCGGCGGATTGAATGACCGGAAGACAGTGAACCTGTCTCCACCTCTGAGCACTGACTGTTGAAGATTTCTCAGCTCCATTTCTCCGGAGATCTCTGAAAATTCTTCCAGCCATAGGAAGCGGAAATATCCTCTTGATGGTTTTATTGACTTCAGCTTCTGGGGATCATCCAGTCCCGTCAGCCTGATCACCTGACCTGTCGGGAGATACACGAACTCCATCGGATTGAGTGTGCTCTTCCAGTATTCAGAGACTCCCAAAACGTCAATAGCCCACTGGATCTGTGAGAAGACAGACCCCCTGAGAGTGACAGCCCACTTCCTGACCACAAGCGCATTGGAGAGACCTGTCTCATCATCCATGATCTGATATACAACCTCCAGGCCACAGAAGGAAGATTTTCCGGAACCACGCCCACCGGGGAGATTGTAAAACTCATGACCGCCCTGGCTGATATCATCATGGAGCGGATGATATACCGGAGCCATGTGGCTTTTGATATCAATGTTCCGGAGCTCTTCCCTGAGCCTTCTGGCTTGCCCTCTGACCGTCTCCAGGGCCCTCAGACGCCTGTCAATCTCCCTGATTGATACTTTTCTCATGTCACCCCTTACATCGTCCTGAAGCGGTTTCCATCGGCTTCCAGACGCTCCAAACGCTCCATGATCTCTGTGTATGTCTTCCACTGGCCCAACTGGCTGAGCATGACCTGGATTGCATTGACCTTGACCTGATCCTTTGTCTCCGGATTCCGGATGATTTCCTGAAGAGTCTCCACATCCTCCGTGAGAAATGACTCCATTCGCAAAACGGCTTCTTTGACTATGTCATTCCTTCTCTGTGTGACAATCCGCTGGAAATCAGGATCATTCTTCAGACGGTAATATCTTGTCTTCCCGATTTTCGCCGTCTTCATGATCGTCACGGCTTTTGTACTTGTCAGAAAAGCATTGATGTCTTTTTCTTCATATATCTTCATTATCTTCCAGCACCCCCTCAATCATCCCGATCCTGTCCACGACACTCTCCATCTGTTTGACGCTCTCCGCTTCAACACCGATGATCTGACCGATCACACCGGAGATTCCTTCCATAGCCTTCACCATCTGAGTCATGACTTCAGTCTGAGCCACAATGATATCAACCAACTGTTTTTCCATTTTCTTCTCCCTTCTTCCGGATCTTGACCGGAGCTGTATTTTCACTGTCACAATCGCATTTTTCGCCGGGATCCAAACTTGATCCGCACTTTTCGCAAACTCTGTAATATCTTCTTCTCATTTTCCTTTTCCTTACTCAGTGACAGAAGTGACAGTCACGTTGAACTTCTCTCTATATATTTTGTATTTTTCCGTCTTTTTATATTTTTTCAGATTGACTTATAAGCAACTGTCACAACTGTCATTAAATCAATGAAGCCCTTATAAACACTGGATTTCTGTTTGTTTTCACTGTCATTTCTTCAGTCAGTTTACGTTCATGGAAACTGTCATTTTGCGAATGGGAGAATATTCTTTTCGTCTCCCACTATCGGAAGAAATCCTTCTTGTGTCATTTTCACATCAGATTGGTTGACACTTCTTCCGGAGTAACTGACACTGATCTGGATATCTATGAAGTATCTTCCATCCGCCAATCTCTTCTCCCGGAAGCCCTTTGTCCTCATGCTTCTGTAAAAATTGTTTCGTGTGAGTGACTGTCTGTCGCTTACCCGGCAAAATTGCTCATATGCCCTGAAGAGCTGGAACCTGTCAACCTTCTCTCCATTAACCTTCTTTGTCTGGCTCTGGAGAAATGCTTCCACAGTATCACTGTCACACCTGAGCTCACCGACGGCTTGTTTGGAGCCCTGGCTCTCGCAGATCACGCCACCGGATTGATACATCCGCTCCAGGGCCCTGACAGCCAGCTGGATGAGATATCCGGTCTCTTTCTGGAGAAGATCCAAATAGTCCGGTCTCTTTTGCTCTGGCTGTTGATCCATGCTGAGGATCATCAAACGCCTGTAAAATCCGTTTGTTTTTTCTGTCAGAATGAGCGGAAGCTCGTTTGTTGAAAAAATCAACTTTGCATAATTTTTGAAAGAAATGGCGTCCCGACCCTTGTACTCTCCCCGGAGACTGTCTTCACCCAAAATTTTCTTGAGGACGGAAGTGTCCTCCAGGGCGGATAGCTCCAGATCAGCACATGAATTCAATAGCTTTCCCAATAATCCGATGGATGCAAAACGCTGTGACAGCTCTTTCAGGGACACATGGGAGAGATTGTCAGTCCCGATCATGTACTCCATCATCCTGATCACGGTTGACTTACCAGATCCACCGGAACCCTTCAGAATAAGGAACTTCTGTTGTCGTGTGTCTCGTGTCAAACACAGCCCCATGAACTGGAGAAGCATTTCCCGATCTTCTGGATCTGGAGTGATGAACCGGAGCCACCGCTCCACCTCTTCCCCAGACAGCTCCGTCTCCGGATCAAAGTCATGTGGGATCTGGTTCACGGCTCTGTACGCTGGATCATGTGGTCTCATCTTCTGGAGAACTGGATCATAGAACCCATTTTTGAAATTGATCCAGTGAACCGGAAATTGATTCAGATCTTCCGTCTTGACCTGAAGGGACGCTTCAGACAGGAATAACCGGAAGACCCTGTCAATCGTTGTGGACTTGATCAGCTCCGGATATATGCACTTCCGGATTTCTGTCTTCAGGATGGAGCCAGACACATCCGGCACATAGACACCATGCTGATAATGGTATGGAACCCCACCCAGAATAAAGAGATTCATCCGCTCACTGAGGACTTCAAAAATCTTGAAATCAAAGACCCCTTTGCACTCACCTTTTTTATTGAAGAGATGGAACTGGCTCAGCTCGTCCACCTCTTCCGTGATTTCCTGTCTGTGTGGTTTTGGCCTCTCATGAAAAAGCTCTTTGTGTATTTCCTTGACCTCATCAACGGAAAAGATCCCATTCAGCTGTTCTTTGTTGTACATCCTCATAAGATTCAGACAGGGGGATTCTGTTGTTCCGTTGTCTTTATAGCCTTTTCCATACTCATAGAGCTCTTCACGCTCCTGAGCTCTCTCATCAATGATCCCGATCATCCTTCAGCTCCATGATTGCTTTGACAATCCGCTCCTTCATGACTGGAGACAGCGGATATCTCATCTGTATGCTGAGCCATGTGGCGGAAATGCCAATCCGCTGTGCAATATCTTTGTAGCGGATACGGTTTTCACTGACCATGATCCTGATATCCAAATTTTCCACTCACTCCTCCTTCCCGATGACTAAATAAATTTATTAAATTTCTTATTTTCATTTTAACATATTGGTTGTATAATGTCATTAAATCGGACTATGCAATTAAATTATTGGTTGTAGAAAAATGAGGTTATATCATGGGAAAAAAGAAGAGAATATTAAACAATAAATCGGCTCAGCGTCTTTCCGACTGGCTGAAGGAAATTGGCATGACACAGACCGACCTTTCAAAACTGATCAACTTCTCACAGCAATACATTTCAAATGTCATGAATGGGAAACGTCCAATGACACTTGAATTTGCCCAGCGTGTTTCTGAAAAGACGGCTCAGGGGAAGTCTCAGAAGTATGACATTGACCTGAAGATCCGTCCCCAGTATCTTCTCTGTATGGATGACATAAAGACTACTGAAGATATCAATTCCTTATACTTTGACAGAGCAATATCCATTAGCGACGCATGTCATACATTACTGGATCAGGCTCTAAGGGAAGTCTGTCTCAGAGAAGGGATTGAAGTCCCCGACCTTATAGGTGAGCCACTTGAACTAATGCTTCTCCAGGCACAGCTCCGGGACTACGCTGATTCCCTCATGTGGAACTACGTGATACATAGGAAGCACAGCCACCAATGGAGCTATCTGGATCAACTGACTTCCTTCCGTCCCAAAACTGAGCACTAATCCCATTTGTACCAAAAGTTATACTTTCCACCCTCTGACAGTCCCTTCTCTGGGGCTGTCTTTTTGTATTACTTTTGACTTCACCCAGATTTGAAAAATCATGGGATTGCGTCAGCCAGAAATACGGGTATGGGGGAACCCCATCAAGTGCCAGGGAGGACTTTTCACAAAATCGTGAAAATGTGGTCTCAGGGCGAATCTTGCGGAAGCAAGTTATTCGCCCTCTCCTGGAGAATCTTGCCCTGGCAAGTTTCGAGTTACTCCCGGCGATACTTGCACTGACCCATCTGAGCCACTTCCACAAATAAAAAAGAGACCACTTTACAAGTAGTCCCTTTGATAATATCCATTCTTAAACACGGTTTATTCCGCCTAAACTGGTTATTCTCTATTCAAGAATAACCTTTTAGGATCATTCCCAATATTTTGAGACCGTCTTCCGATCCAGTCCGGTCTCCCTGATACAGTCAGCCTTCCGCCCTTCCGGATGATCAGATCTCCACTGTCTGACTATTGGCTCTTTTGACTTCCGTCCGTTTCCGGATCTCCATTCCCCATCCGGATAATCTATTTGCTGGACAGCCCTGGCCCTCTGAAGGTGTACAGCCTGTTTCCGTCCATTCCGCTTGTTCTTCTGGATCACGATTCCG